TTTTGTGGTTTCTGTCATTGTTTATTCCTCCTTGTATTTGTGCCGGGGTTGTGCTATAATAGAGGAGCAGCCGCCCGGCGTGGGTTGGTTGTGTGGGCGGTCGCTTCGTCTGTGGTAGGGTGTAGCGGCTGCCCTTTTCTATTACGATAACATTATAGCATATATATTATAATATGTCAATAGGGTTTGCAAATTTAATTGAAATATTTCAAAAGATTTTTTCAAAGGCGTTTGCAATAGTTCAAGGGCGTTTTATTTCGTGTCAATAGGGCATACCCTAACGACATAACGCCGCCCGGCGTGGCGTTTGGTTCTATCAGAGCGGCGGCAACGGTCCCGGCGTGGGTGCTGCCCTGTGGGGGATATGGGCGGCGAGAGTGGGCGTGGGTGGGTCTCCCGACCACTCGCAAAAATAAAAAGGCACTATTTGAAAAAGTTTTGCAATATTTCAAAAAGACTATTGACATTTCAAAAACATTATGCTATACTTATGCCATAAACCAAAGGAGGACTCAATATGAAAGTCGGATATATCAGAGTATCAACCGAAGAGCAGAACACCGCAAGACAGGAAATTTTAATGGAACAACTCGGTGTCGAGAAAGTCTTCATTGATAAATGTAGTGGCAAGAACGCTAACCGCCCGAAACTTATGGAGATGATGAACTTTGTTCGTGAGGGTGATACTGTCGTAGTGAGTGAGATTAGCCGTTTCGCTCGTAATACCAAAGACCTTTTGAATATGGTCGAGGAGTTGACCGAAAAGGGCGTTCAGTTCGAGTCTCAAAAAGAGAAAATCGACACGACTACTCCCACAGGTCAGTTTATGCTCACCATCTTCGCAGCCGTTAGTCAACTCGAAAGAGATTATATCTTGGCACGACAGAGAGAGGGCATCGAAGCAAAGAAAGCTCGGGGTGAGTATAAGGGCAGACAACCCATTGAAGTCGATAAGACTCAGTTCGAGCAGGAATACAAACTGTGGAAGTCGGGACAGATTACCGCTACTGCCGCTATGACTCACTTAGGGTTGAAACCTAACACCTTCTATCGTAGAGTCAAGGAATACGAGGAGAAGAACAATGACAAAGCATAATCGTTTCAAAGATGTTCCGCACTTTTCTTTGGTTAAGGAGAACGGAACAATCACTATCCCCTCTGTATTTATGTTCAAGGAAGGTTGCAAGGAACTATTTCCTTTTCTTGCCGCCTGTTCAGAATACAACTGTACTGTGTACTTCAAGAATGAGGACATCACAGTTGAACCTAATGGTGAGATGATGAACCAAGTGGTTTTAACCACCTATATGTCGCTCGTAGAAGTACCGAAGATTGCGAACGACTATCTTAGGTATCTGAGTAACATCGATTCTATGAGATTGGAGGGCTTTTAATGGTTTGTAGACATTGCAGTAAGGAATATGACGAATCTTATGATTTTTGTCCGTTTTGTTCTAAACCGAAATTAAGTAAAAATGATAAAAGACGAATAGTTCAAGCCCGTAGGCAAAAAAATGAATCAAAAGGTCTCATTGTGTTACCTCTTGTATTTATCGCACTCGCCGCCTGTTCTTTGTGTTTTTCTTCCCCAATTAAGTGGTTGTTTTTTGTGATATTTATTATCGCCGGAACAATATCCATAAACAGGTTGAAACAGAGAGATAGAGAGAACGGTTTCATACCCACAAGAGAGAATGTCGAATACTGTCCTCGTTGTAAGAGCAATAATCTTAAAGTCTATCGAAAAGGATATGATTGGAATAGGGGTTTTTGGTATCGGATGTTCAACATCAAAGGGGGTCATTATTTAGCAGGTGCGGGAAATAATCGGGCGGTCTGTCATTGTAAAGATTGTGGTAAAACTTGGGAGACCGATTTTGATATACGACATCTGTAACATTAGGACTTCTACAAACAGGTAGAAAGTAAACAGTCAACAGGGACTATCGTGCATCTTTTAAGCAAAGGTGCAGGTAGTCCCTTTTCTTTTTGGAGGTAATTATGGAAAAGCTCATTCCAAAAATTTTTGCGAAAATAAAAAAGACCCCCCGTGATATTACTGCATACGATGACCTGTTCTCGCTATGTCGTAATATGGAGGGTGAGAATTTCAAATTGGCTCACGAGACCAACAAGGCTCTGCGTGAAAAGGTTGTCGTGGCGATGCGGCAGCGTTATGATGTTTCGGGGTTCTTTGAGTTGTATAAGAAAACTCTTCTCTTCGATGCTCCTCACTTCTTCGACCCCTATCTCCTGTACTTGGAGATAAACAGAAAACCGAACGAGCGATTTTATCAACCTCGCCGCAAAGTGCTGAAAAGAGTAGTTGATGCCTTGCAGATGCTCGTAGATGACGAACTCGATGAGTTGTTTATCTCGATGCCACCCCGTGTCGGTAAGACCACTATCCTTATGCTCTTTGTTACTTGGATAATCGGCAGGAATAGCGAGATGTCGAACCTCTACTCTGCTTATTCAGATGTGATTAAGAACGGTTATGTTGGCACCGTTGGTGGCGTGAACCTTTATGTTAAGAAGGATGCTACTCCGGGTGCTATCTATGTCGGCACTAAGGAAGCGGTTACTCTCTTCATCAAGAAGGGTACTGAAATCGAGCAGGTTTCCAAAAATGCTCGTTCTGAGGAAGCGGCTAATACTCGTTTGAACACTATCTTCTCTCGTAAGTATTACCTTGCTGCTCTCACCGATGCAACTAAGGTTGTAAAAATCGCTATTGCGTAATGAAAGGAGGTGGACAATATGACCGAATCACAGAAACTCGAAAGACTGAAAGTGTTATCGGGTGAAACCGATGAGAGCGTGTTGTCCACCTTTCTCGATTTGGCAGGTGAACGAATACTGAGACGGGCTTATCCGTTCCGTTCGGATATTCGAGATGTACCTATCAAGTACCACTCAACTCAAATTGATATTGCCCTCTACCTGCTTAACAAGCGTGGTGCTGAGGGTGAAACCGCTCATAGTGAGAACGGCATCTCTCGCTCTTATGAGAGTGCAACGGTGCCGGATTCGATGTTGAAACACATCACCCCTCACGCATCGGTATTGGGAGGTAAGTCCCAATGAAATGTTTGGAGAGAAATAAGACGGAATTTTACTACGCTCTGTTTGTCGATGACGAACCCGGTAAGGATGAGTACGGCAACGAAAGTGGAGAACCTCGCATTATTTACTCCGAACCCGTATGGGCGAAAGCGAACATCTCTCCTGCGACCGGCGTTTCACAGGTCGAGCAGTTCGGTAAGGATTTGAAGTATGACAAGGTTATTGTCCTCGATGATACCAACTGTCCGATTGATGAGAACACAGTCCTGTTTGTCGATAAACTCCCTGCGAGGGATGAAGATGGCAACCTGCTTTTCGATTACATCGTCAAGAAGATAGCGAAGTCGCTCAATAGCGTATCTATCGCAATCAGTAAGGTGGATGTATCGTGAGCATTACCATTCTGAACCTCGATAAAGTTATCTCGCAGATAGAGGACTACCGCAAAGGTTTACAGGATAAGGTGAATCGCTTCTTGGAACGCTTATCCACGCTCGGTGCATATCGAGCAAGGATAGAGTTCACCAATGCAATGTACGCAGGTACAAACGATGTAATGGTGAGTGTTGAAACTACTGCGACAGGTTATCAAGTAGTTGCCGCAGGTCAAGCGGTACTATTTATTGAGTTTGGTACAGGCGTTCTTAACCCGGAACATCCACAGTCTTCGGAGTTTGGTTTTACTCACGGAACTTATGGTTCGGGTAAGGGTGCTAACGAAAAAGGTTGGATTTATGTCGGTGAACAAGGTAACGCAGGTCAACCGATTCGTGATGGCGTTTATCGCACTTACGGAAATCCACCTGCGAAAGCGATGTATTACGCCGCAAAGGATATGAAAGCAGAGATTTACACTATTGCAAAGGAGGTCTTCGGATAATGGTTGATATTGAAACAGAAATCTTCACCAATGTAGCGACCAAACTTCGCAATAAGTATGGTGCAAAGTTCACCGTCTATGGTGAGACTGTCTTAACACCCTCGGAGTTCCCCTGTGCTTGTATCGAGGAGAGCGATAACTACGCTCATACTCAAACGCAAGATAGCGGTAGCAACGAAAATCACGCTGACCTTGTGTACGATGTCAATGTCTATTCCAATAAAAGAAATGGCAAAAAGGCAGAGTGCAAGGAAATCCTTGCGGTGATTGATGAATATTTTACGGGCATCGGTTTCGCCCGTATCACTAAAAACCCAATATCGTTGGATGATGCAACGAAGTATCGACTCTTTGCTCGGTATGCTGCCGTTGCTTCAAAAGACGGAACTATTTACAGGAGGTAAAGAAAATGGCTATTTCTACTTACAAAGTGTTCCTTATGAAAAAGGATGCAGAAACCTACGGGAAGCTCGTTGACATCAAGGACTTTCCCGACCTCGGTGGTTCTCCCGAAATGCTCGAAACCACCACCCTGTCTGATAAGATGCAGACCTATATTCCGGGTATTCAGTCTTTGGATGCTTTGGAGTTCAATGCGAACTACACCAAAGAAGAGTTTGCGAAGCTCAAAGCACTCGAAGGACAGGAACTCGAACTCGCAGTATGGTTCGGTGGCAACGAAGCCAACGGCACTCTTACTCCTACGGGCGATGATGGCAAGTTCAACTTCAAGGGCTATGTGTCTGTGTTCGTAGTTGGCGGCGGCACTAATGAGGTTATCGGTATGACCGTTGCGGTTGCACCTTCTACCCCGATTACTATCGGCGAGTAAGAAATAAGAGGAGGATTATATTATCTACCTGCGATGCGAATGTATGGGAACCGGGCGTTTACGGATGGGAGGAAGTTAGCGAATGAGTACAATAGCAACCATCGCCACCCTCATCGGCGAGATTGGTGTACTCATTGGCGTAATTACTCCCGTGATAGTCAGCATACGGAAAATCTCAAACGGAACGAAATGTCAGTTGCGTAGCGAGATGCTCCGTATCTACTACCACAATCGTGAGCGTGAGGTTATCCGTCAATATGAGTACGAAAACTTCGTTATGCTCTACGAAGCGTACAAAGCTCTTAAAGGTAATTCCTTTATAGATAAGATTTATTCCGAAGTGAAAACTTGGGAAGTAGTGTCATAAGAGGAGGTAAATGTTATGGCAAATGAAAACAAGAAACCCGAACTAAATCTAAGGTATTACAACCACGAAATAGACGATGACCTTCCTTATGTCGGCGGTCTGAACCTTGACGAAGAGACAGGTTACATCTATGACGAAGAGGGAGATGTTGTCGATTTAGACACCATCGCCGCTTTCTGCGAGGGAGACGGGAAAGGAGATGACGAGTAATGGGGTTTACAAATAGTCCTTTGGTATCTTACACTAAACTGAGTCCCAACCATTCGGGACAGAGAAATCACGCCATTGACACCATCACAATTCATTGCGTGGTCGGTCAATGTTCTGTCGAAGTTCTCGGTCAAGTATTTGCACCTACTTCGAGACAGGCATCCTCTAACTACGGCGTAGGTTACGATGGTAGAATCGGTATGTATGTCGAAGAGAAGAATCGTTCTTGGTGTACTTCTTCTGCATCCAACGACCATCGTGCTATCACCATTGAGGTTGCGAGTGATACGACCGAACCCTATGCAGTAAACGATAAAGCGTTCGCTGCTATGCTCGACCTTGTTACCGACATCTGTAAGAGAAACGGCATCAAAAAGTTGGTTTGGTCTGATAACAAATCCGATAGAGTGAATCACACTAACGGATGCAATGTTACCGTACATAGAGATTATGCAAACAAATCGTGTCCGGGCAAGTACCTCTACGACCGACACGATGAAATCATCGCAGAGGTCAATAAGAGACTCAACATTACTACACAGGAGGGTAAAGTTATGTATCGAGTTCAAATCGGTGCGTACTCCAAAAAGGAGAACGCAGAAAAATGTTTGGAGAAAGCAAAGGCAGCAGGTTTCACAGATGCGTTCATCGCAACGACTGTTGTGGAAGATGCACCTGCGAAACAAGAACCTGTGAAAGAACCCGAAGTCGTTTTCGAGGAGGGCGATAAAGTAAAAATGGCGGCAAACGCCCCTGTTTACGGAAAGACCTCTAAGTTTCAGTCTTGGGTTTATGGCAAAACGCTTTATGTTCGTGATGTCGATGGCTCTCGTATAGTTGTTTCCACGCAGAAAACGGGTGCAGTTACGGGTGCAGTCGATAAAAAATATCTTACCAAAGTCTAAGGAGGTAAAAGACGATGAAAAAGGTTTTCACTATGAATTGGCTTAAAGCCGCAGGAGTTCGTGCTATCAAGACAGTAGCACAGACCGCCGTAGCAACTATCGGTACTGCCGCAGTTATCGGCGAAGTAAATTGGGTGATGGTAGCAAGTGCCGCCGCCCTTGCAGGTATTCTCTCCCTGTTGACAAGCGTGGCAGGTCTGCCCGAAGTCAAAGAAGAGGAATAACAATGACTCTATCCGCTGAAAAGCGATTGAGTATATAGTCCTCCTAAAACGAAGCACCGACAGGGCGATTAACCTTGTCGGTGCTTTGTTGTCTGTCCGAACAACACTCCTATTATAAAGTGGTTCGGATTATACTCTAATGGTGGAGCCGAGGGGAATCGAACCCCTGTCCGAAAGCAACTTGGAAGGAACTTCTCCGGGCGCAGTTTGTTATTTACATTCCCTCAACCCGGCGAAAACAAACATCCTACGGGAATCAGTAGCTTC